CCAAAGCAAGAGGTGAGCATGTTTGACTTCGAAAACAACAAAGAGCTTGTTGTATGCAGCAAGCCACCAGTTAACGGTAACATCTGCGAGAAGTTTATAGCGATTGATACCAACCTAACCAAGCTTGTGATGATGTGGAGTGATGAGCTAAATGGGTTTGTAGTTGAGGCTACAGATGTGGTTTACACTTACGAGCAGTTAGAGCGTAATTTCGATAAGTTCGTATGGGTTAAAAATAATGAGCACTAAACTCGACATGGCAAAGCTGTTTTTAGTTTGCCACCCATCAGAAAGAAGCGCGCCATCAATAGCAATGATTCTTGAGTGTAGTGAGTGGACAGTTAGAAATGCAATGGAGTCACTTAATATCACTCCAATTAAGCGACCAAAAGAATGTAGAGGTTAACATGCACACTTTAAGTAAAAAAGAACAATCAAAATGGGTTAATATCGAAGGTAAAAAGGAGATCAATCGCGTTCGTGAGGCGGTAAACTTCACAGCGGTATTTGTTTTTGTATCGGCGTTTGTTATTGCTTTCTGTGAATTATCTGGGGGTTTTAGTGGGTAAGTATCGATTCATGCGAAACTACCACGACCACCATAAAGGCGAGGTTGTGGAAGGTATGCAGTTTGATGATAAAACTGTTATGGTGAAAACTCCGTACAATACGGGTTCTGTTATTACATTTGAGCCAGTGTTTTTAGGCTCTCAACGATTATTGGTAAAGTTAAAATGAAGCTAGGAAAGAAGCAAGAGTTGTTTATGCGACTACTTCCGCGATTGATTGATAAAGCTCACGAAATGGGCTTTGAAATTCGAGGTGGAGATTTGTTCCGCTCTCCATTGGTTCATGGAGAATACGGAGTCAAGAAGGGTTACTCAGCTGCAAAGAGTAACCACAAATTAAAGTGCGCCATTGACTTAAATCTATTCAGAGATGACAAGTTTATGCAAAAGACTGTAGACCACAAAGAGCTGGGAGAGTGGTGGGAGGAGCAACATCCATCATGCCGATGGGGAGGTCGCTTCAATGATGGTAATCATTACGAACTTATTTAAAGGTGTGCTAATTACACCGTACAAAATTCAAGTTAATCAATTGATGTTTATAGGGAGAGTATTGTGAAGAAACCATCGGTAAGTAAGAAAATCGTTGCGGCAGTGGTCGCGCTAGTTGCTACAATCGCCGCGTCATATGGATTAGTTTTGGGTGATGACGCTCAAGATGTAATTGTCGATACTGCCTGCGGTGTCGCAGTGGAGTGTGTCGAATGATTGAGATCCTAGGCGGTGTAGTGCTGACTTTAATTGCAGCGCTATACTTTTTGTATAACTCATGGCAATCAGAGCGTGGTAAGCGCTCAGAGGCTGAGGAAAAGGTGCGTGCTCATGAGGAGCTCCAGCGTATTGACGAAGATATTGCTAATGGCGGGGATGAGTATATTTCTAGCATCCTGCGCGACGCAACCCGCCCTGTGCGAGGTGGTGCAGCCAGTGACGATATCGGTGCGTGATGTTTTAACCAAAGAAACCAAGGAGTCCATTGTGAGAAATAAGCTATTAATTGAGCGTATTTGTGGCAAGTAAGTGAGGTGGTCATATCTACCGCGCAGGTCTAAGCGCATTTGGTTTGGTAACGTTGATTAACGTAACTGACAACGCGAGTCGCAGTCCATCCGACAGCTGCATCTTGCATTTTACTTTTGCGGCAAAATTTATGGTCGTTTGTTTGTTCGTAATTTCCGCAGCCTCATTAATTTGAGGCTTTTTTATATCTGTCGTATAGGTCACAGTTTTAACTTATCAAGGCTAGTATTATTAACTCAAGCCAATCAGAGAGGTAAATCGATGAGTGGGAAGTTTAACAAGGGTAAGCGGTCTGGAAGTAAAATACCAAACACCAAACCAAGCTGTAGAAGTCGTCATGTTCATTTGAGGTTCATATCGCTACTACAGAAATATAAATTAGATAGAGAGAGGTTGAGTAAAAAATGAATTTAGTTGAACTGCAAAATAAAATCCACGCGCAAAATAAAGAGCTTGGTTGGTGGGATGAGCCGCGACCATTTAGCACGTTTATTTGCTTATTTCACTCCGAGCTTTCAGAGGCAGTGGAAGGCGATCGCAAGGGATTGATGGATGACCACTTGCCACAATACCCGATGTTTCAGGTTGAGTTGGCTGATTTTGTTATTCGCTGCATGGATTACCTTGGGTTCGTTGGCAACTCTATTGGGTACAGCAAAATGCTAACAATTAAGTCAGAGGCAACTGAAACGGAGCTTGTAGCAAATCTTCACCGAACTATTTCAGAGTCATATTCTCTACATAGAGATGGGTTAATAGCATGCTCTCGTGATGAGTTGGTTGATGCGGTCAATGTGTGTCACGGTTTCTCAAATTCAAAAGGATTCGACTTGGATAGAATCATCCTAGATAAATTGGAATACAACAAACACCGCGCAGACCATAAGCGCGAGAATAGAGCTAAACAAGGCGGGAAGAAATACTAATGATTGAATTTTTAAAACAGAAGCGCGCTCAATGCGCAAAGGACGCTAAGACTTTGAAGTTTTGGTACTCATCACGCAATGAAGATTTGCTAGGGTAATATTATGCTAACACGACTGGAGTTATCTACGTTGCGTAGACTGGCAAGCGGTGAGCTTATTAAGCAGATAGCCTCACAGGATAGCTCTAGTCACTCAGCAATCGATAAGCGCATTAAGAATATCAAACGTAAGCTAGGAGCCAAAACGCTGTCAGAATGCATATACAAGGCAGCTAAGGCAGGTATTATTTGCTTGCTGATAACTACAACGTCAGCAATTGAGCTTGAGATGGCGATTAACCCAGACTTTACTGATTTAGATATGCAAAGAAGAGTATCGCGCCAGGTTAGAACTAAGCGTAAATCAGAGCCCAACGATAGACTTTAACTCAGGGAAGTAGGTCGCAAGTAAACCAAATGCAATTGTGCATATTAATACCCACTTTGCGATCAGCTTTTCATTGTGCGAAATCTTGGCCTCGTTAATATCTAGCCTCTTTCCGTATTGCTTTAATGTTTCTTGGGTCGCCGCATCTCGCTCACCCTTCACTGCAAGTTGTACAAGTATCTCGTTGGTTTTCTTTTGAGTTTCAACGAATTGAGGGAACATTGCTTCCATTCCTGTAGTTCTGTTGTCAATCTCATTCACCTGTTTGGCGATACTTTTCAAATCTTCACTGTCTATTGACACAACGTGACCCATAATAAAAACCCCATAATAACAGTATTCTATCCGTCATTATGGGGTATTGCAAAGTTAGTGCCTAGGTGGGGTTTTGTGGAGTGAGGCTAATTTAAGATTGATTAAATACAAATAATGCCACATGCAGTCATTCTTTATTCTGGAGTGGCGACTGGAGCGCCAGAGCTATCAACGCCAAGTATATACTTCACCCCGTTAGGAGCTAGAACCCTGACACCCTCCCTAGCGTAAAGCCTGCTAAGCCTCTTGTCATCACTGCCTATAGCGTAATCATTATCAAGTAAAGGCACCATCGACTTTTGCTCAAACTTAACATCTCCAATCATTCTTGATGGGCTGTAATCCTCACCTGACAGTGATGACAATGTTTTATTGCCAATATCATCAACAAAGCCTGTAACTCTAGAGTTATGCTCTGAATTATACACCTCAACAAACACGGAGGTATTGGTTATAAACTGTGCCGTTGATATTTGGTCTGATAACACTTCGTCCGAGTGTATTTCAAAAAGTGTATCAAAACACTGGTCTCTAGTTAAACCCTGAGCTAGTAAGTTAGATACTTGACCTGTCTGCTTTATATTAAATTCACTCTTGTGGGTTGCGAACCCCTCATCAGGACTTGTCCCGTCGTCTTTCCATGAGCTGTTATTGTACAGGGCTGTTGGTGTCGTACCACCAACTTGATGATCGTAAGAGCCACTAAATACTACGTTTGAGCACAGCCCCTGAATGAATGCAGATATGGGCACTGTGTTGTCATTGTATACGTAGAAGTTTGAGATTGTTGCGTTAGAAGCTCTGTCGAATCTCAAAGGCTGCCTTATGTTATTACCAGTAACGTTGGATATAACACAGCTCTGAGAGTCGCCGGAATGCGGGTAACCCGCGCCATTTCCAAAAAGAGCAACCAACTTCTCACAGTTATCCGCCACTATGTTTGATACAACAACGTTGTTTTTCCGATATCCCGTATACCCATTTAATGCAAATGGAGTATCCACTTTTCTACAGTACAAGCCGCTAACTATTATATCAGCAGGTGATCCGGAGTTGGCTTCAATTATAATACCCCTGCCGCCACCCCTGGCGGCATCCCATGCCGCGTTCTCTACGCTTGTGTTGTAAAGGCGTATTTGTGATGTGTTGTCCCTAATTATAACGCCAGAGTTAGCTGGGAAAAGCCCGCAGTCAGCCCTAAGATTGTGAGTCTCTACATTATCGCAATCTCTGAAGAATATTACAGATTCCTCATTTACCAGTATTCCCGACGCAACAAACAATCCGTCATTAAAAATTCTAGAATTGCTCTGTATCTCCATCGCCTCTGATATTGAGTAGGTACCATCAGGGAAAAGCAAAGTTCCCGCTAACTGTAAAAACTCAGATATTTTTGCGGGACTTTCCGGCGTTCCATCCCCCTTAATCCCAAAATCAAAGCAACACTTACCATTAAACGCCCTGAAATTTGACAGCGTAATAGCCCCTGTCGAGTCTTTATACTCAAACGTTGTGCCTCCGGTCTTAATTATCGTACCAATTGCGTACATTAGAGGGTTTAAATTAAAATCAGCTAACAGATTTTCAACAGCGGATTTCCCTCCCGAAGCTTTGTAAACTATATCGGTGTATTGCGAAAGACTCTCTGCACTAACAGCACTTCGCCAATTCGCATCATCACCAACCGGATCAGCTGTTGTGTTTTGCAGCGCTGTAAAATATTGACCTGTACCTGTACCACCTACTTGGGTTTGATATGTATCGCCTTTGTTAGCGCTGCCGCCCGCGCCTGGCCATAATCCTCGATACTCACCCGAAATTGTGCGAATGTCATCACTAAATTGCGCGTTGCTCTTGGGGTCGTCAACAGTATTGTGAATCCCTTCAATCTGCGCGCCTGTTCTTGTAAATGTGTAGGTCATGTTATTTCCTTAGGAATCAATTAGTGTGTAGTCAACACCAGCAACTGAGCGACCGGGTTTAAATTTCGCTGACTCTGATGATAGATTATAAACGGTTATGCTTCCGCCAACAAATGAGTAGCCAGCTTCTGCATTGCTTGATAGCTCAAGAAAATACTTCTCAACCCCGTCAGATGAACCTGAAGGAGTTAGAGATGGAGCGCTATTGCCGCCATCTGTTGGAATAATGTTTGTATTTGCTTCAGATTCAAACTCTCCAGCTCTATCTCTGTCGCTTGCTGGGGACTCAAACGATTCGCCGCCAAAGTCAAAGCCACCATCAAGCGCTGTCTTTATATTCTTTACTGGTATCATCACCGAGTCTAGAATCTCACCAGCCAATCCTATAGGGATACCATTACCACCGCCGCCAGATGAAACTGACATGCAGAATGCAATAGCAAAAACAAAACCTCCACCATCTTCGTTTCTTGAATATGCCACACCACCGCCACCACCGCCACCAGCTGCAAATAGTGTTGAGTTTGTGTCATAACCAATAACATTTCCATAGTTTAGGTAAATCTCTGTTTCTATCCCGTTGCTTTCATATGAGTTGGATCCATTTGCAGGATCTAGTATCGAAGCTGCTGGCAACTGATTTGCATCAAATCCAGGTATGGTAATTGACGAGCCGTTACCGCCCTTCGCGCTCCAAAGTGTGTTATTTGTGCATATAATTCTAATTCTGCTATCAGGGTGCCAAGCTCCAGCCCTTACAGATGCAAGCCATGTTGACGACTCTTCCGCTGAGCCAATTTCACAGCCATCAAAAATAAACGTGTAGTTTAGCGGGATATTGGTCGGCGCACCTACGTATGTCGCTAAGTTAATTGAGCGAATACTGCCGGTTAATGTAACAAACTGCTCCTCGTTCGGGTCTGCTGCGAATAGTGGCGTATAAGCAAGCGCTGTTACTGTGTACTTGCGACCAACTACATTCAGGTTGGGTTGTAGCTTTAATATTTGAACTCGGTCATTGCTTGTTAATGTTGCACCTGATGGCGATTGCTTATCAATACTTACAACCTCAATCACGCTGCCAATGGTAATTCCGTTAATCTTCCTCTCTTCAATATCAAACGTTACCTCTCTTGGCGTGTCTGAGTATCGCTGAATGTATCTAGATGTTAGGCGCGTTGCTGAGTCTCCGCTAATCCACTGTACAGGGTCGAACTCTTTTAGCTTAACTGAGCCATAGAAATCCGACGTTTCAGACTCAAAGTCTGTGGAGCTAATTAGGCGCGAGTAGTTTGTATTGTCGTCGTTATCGGCTTGATATGCCTTACCGGCCAGAATGTAAGCGCGACTGAATCGAGTGTTATCCCTTGTTGTTACCTTGTAGTTTTGAACGTCAGTACCTTCGATAAAAGAAACTTCCGGTTGCTTCCAGTTGCTATTGGTTGAAATGAAAGCTTTCTGAGTTGTTTGGTCTAGCCACATATCAACCAAGAAAACCTCTAGTAAGTCATCAATCAGGTCGCTTGCATCTTCCGGCTCTGACATGATGCCCCATAACAACGCGTCGCCATCCCACTGAGTAATGTCATCATTCCATTGCGTGTAGTTTACAAAGTCCTGCAATCCTACCTCGTTAAAGATAGCCTCAAGCGTATCAGCAAGTGGCTCACCATCTAGCAAGCGACACGGTTGAAGCGTAGACTCTGCATCGTGAGATTCTTTGTTTGACTTGTAAAGTACGCGACCATCAATTGAGCTAGTGCGAGTGTGACCTCGTGCGTCAACTGTGATTGAGTTTCCAACTACAGAGTCAACGCGGAATAGTTCAGCTCCCATTCTAAAATAAGTATTTACTGGGAAATCTGTGGCGTCACTAATATCAAAGGTTACTTGAGAGTCATCAATGTCAGCGGTCAGCGTCACCTCTCCCGGTGTTGGGAATTGCTGAGAGAATGCTTCAAGGTCTTTTAGTGCATCCTTTGCGTTAAGTGTAAACACTCCAGCGCTCAATGTTGCATTGGTAACGTAGTGTGTTTCTGTTCTTACTTCGACTGGTGTTACCTCGTCACGTCCTATTGAGTAATAGTGCGTGATGATTTTCTTACCTTCAAGAATGTTACGAGCCCTTAGTTTACCGAAAAGAGTGCCTTCATCGGCAAATTCGATAGGGCCCGGGTCGCCAACAATATCAGTGCAGGTTAGCGACATAGTACCGCGACTTGCCAATCCTCCAGCTTTAGCCTTGGATGTTGTTACGCTTGCTCCTGATACACATCGCCAGATTGTAGAGTTTAATTTACTCTTAATTCCAATTGACTGGCTTGGCGGCGCTGAGAATGGGGCGTTGTTCTTTGTGAAGAATAGCGAATATTCCGCGTCACTAACTTCAACGCACATGGGCGGAGTATGCCAAGTTCCATCGATGTTTTCCCTAGGCGTGCAAACCGTACAATACGGCAGCACTAACTCATAGATAACATAATGCGATTGTTCGAAATCGTTTAAGTA